CAGACACCATCGTCTTGTCGGACGCCTTTGCCGTTGCGGCAGGGCTGGCGTACTCCGAAACCGATACGATCACCCTGTCGGATGCCTACGCTTCCGCTCAAGGCAAGACTGGAACCCAGACCGACACCCTGACGTTGTCGGATCAGTACGCGAGTCTGTTCGTGTCCGGGGCGGTCGAGTCGGACATCCTGACGCTCTCGGACCAGTACGCATCGCTCATCGCGTCCTCGGCCAGCGAAGCCGACACGATCACGCTCTCGGACGTTTACGCTTCCGTCCTGTCGGTATCGGGTGGCGTGTCGTTCGCGGACACGATCACCCTATCGGATGTCTACGGGGTATCGGCGAAACTCTCCGTATCCGAAGCCGACACGATCACGCTCTCGGATGCGTTCGCCTCGGGCCAAGGCAAGACGGGCACCGAGACAGATACCGTCACCCTGTCGGACCAGTATGCGCGGCTCGTTGCCTCGTCGGTCAGCGAAACCGATACCCTGGTCCTGTCGGACGCCTTCTCGGTCAGGGCGGCCAACTCCGTATCCGAAGCCGACACGATCGCGCTCTCGGACGCCTATGCCGGGGCGGTATCTGGCGCTGCAAGCCGGAGCCAGGACGAGACGATAGCTCTCTCGGACGCCTACGCGGTGGCGTCTGGACACGTCAATACCCGTGGACAGTCCGAACGAATCACGCTCTCGGATACCTACGCGGCAGCGCATACGCCAGTAGTAAGCCGGTTCCAGACCGATACGATCACGCTCTCGGACGTTTACGCGACCCGCCTGACGAACGCCAAGACGGAAAGCGATACGCTAACCCTCTCCGATGCCTACTCGGTCGGTCAGGGCAGGTCCGAGACGGATACGGTCGTCCTTTCCGACGCCTACGCTGCCGCCCACACGCCAGTCGTCAGTAAGTCCCAGTCCGAACTGCTCTCGCTGTCCGACGCTTACGCGAGCGCAATCGCTTACGGACCAAGCCATCAGGAACTCCTGATCCTGTCCGATCTGTACGCCATCGCGTACAATGCCGCTGCCGGTGGAGGCCGGGTACAGGAGGAAAGCCTATCGCTCTCCGACGCTTACAGCAGGTCGGTGTCAACGGCCATCAACTCCACCTTCAAGGTCTGGAACGGGTCGGCGTGGGTGTACTGGAATGGGGGGGCGTGGGTATGAAAGTCGAACTTCCGAATGACTTTACTCCTCGCCCCTACCAGTCCTCCTTCATGGAGGCCATGGACAACGGCTGCAAGAAGGCGATTCTAGTCTGGCACCGCCGCTCCGGGAAAGACCTGACGGCGCTTCACCAGACCGTGAAGATGGCCCACCAGCGCAAGGGATCGTACTGGCTCGTCTATCCGACCTACTCACAAGCTCGCCGCGCCATCTGGGAAGGCTTCCGCAAGGACGGCAAGCGCACGCTCGAAAACGTCTTCCCCGGCTTTCTCGATCCGAAGCGGGCCGGAAGCATCGTGAAGCGCAAAGATGAGCAGCAGATGATGATCGAACTCAAGTGCGGTTCGATCTGGCGAGTGCTCGGCTCGGATAGGGTAGAGGTCGTCGGCGCAGGCCCAGCCGGTGTCGTCTACTCGGAGTACGCGATCTGCTCTCCGTCAGCGACCAACCTCATCTCCCCGATGATCCGTGAGTCGGAGGGATGGGAGGTTTATATTTCAACACCTCGCGGGTCGAACCATTTGAAGGAACTATGGGACCGGGCCATCACCGACCCGTCTTGGTACTGCGACCTCAAGACCATCTACGACACGAGGGCTTATGACCCAGAGAAAACGATTGCAGAGGAGCGGCAGAGCGGCAAGCCAGAGAGTTTCATCCAACAGGAATACTGTTGCGACTGGACCGCTGCACTGGTCGGAAGCGTATGGGGTGACCTCATTGATGGAATTGAGAAGGAAGGCGGATTGGCTGAGTTTCCTCACGAACATGGAGATGTATTCACCTCCTGGGACCTCGGATTCACCGACTCGACCGCCATCTGGTTCTGGCAGGTGAAGGAGGGGCGCGTTGACTTCATCGACTACTACGAGGATCACGGAAAGCCTCTGTCCCACTACTTCGATGTGGTCGATGGAAAGCCCTACCGATACGTCAAGCACTGGCTTCCACATGATGCAAGGCAGACTACTCTCGCGGCTGGCGTATCTATACTCAACCAATTCCTGCGGAAGTACCCTGGAGTGGTATCGGTCGGACCCGACTTGCCGCTTCTGGAGGGAATTCAGGCCGCTCGTTGGATGATCCAGAAGGGCGTCCGGTTTCACCCCCGTACCACCGATGGTGTAAAGTTACTTCGCCACTACCATTACGAGTATGACGAGGACAAGAAGGATTATTCTACGCGGCCCTACCACGATTTTTCGTCGCACGCGGGGGACGCATTCAGGTACAGCGCCGCCGTAGTAAAAGTGTCCGAGATGATGGGGACGAAGCCGCCTCCGAAGCCTCCGGGGCCAATCGCAAAACCTCTACATCACCACTTCACGCTCGACAAGTTGCATGAGGACCGCGAGCAGTCCCTATCCAGAAGGTTGAGGATCGCATGAGCGAACAGCCGACCAAGATCGAAACCGAAGCCCAGTTCGACGATACGCCTACTGGCATGGCCGCAAAGTGGTCGGTCGAGATGAAGGCTGCCTCCGAGAACCAGAAGAAGTACATCGAGACTGGCGAGAAGGTCGTCAAGCGTTTCCTCGACAACCGCTCGGATGTGAAGACCGACGCTGATACCCGCGTCAACCTGTTCTCCAGCAACGTCCAGACCCTTCAGGCGTTGCTCTACGGCAAGGAGCCCAAGGTCGATGTCAAGCGCAAGTTCGCAGACCCCAACGACGACATCGCTCGACTGGGTGGCGAAGTTCTACAACGACTACTTAATACGGATATCGAACGCGACTCCGACACCTACGCCACCGCACTCGAAAACTGTCTCGAAGACCGGCTGATTCCCGGCATGGGGCAGGCCCGCGTGAGGTACGAAGCGGAGTTCGAGGATCAGGACGAGGTGCCAGCCATCCTCGACGATACGGGGATGGAGCTTGCGCCGAAGTACACGCCTCCTGCCGTGAAGACCGAGGAGGATGTGGATACGGATTACGTCCAGTGGAACGACTTTCGCTGGTCGCCGTGCCGCACCTGGGACGAGGTGCGCTGGGTAGCCTTCAAGGCCCCCATGACCCGGGATGCGCTGAAAGCCCGCTTCCCTGAGTACGGTGAGGAAATCTCCATCGATCAGACCAAGCAGTTCAACAAGGACGACAACGACGGCCTCAAGAACGACCCGTGGTCGAGGGCCGATGTCTGGGAAATCTGGTGCAAGGAGGACAAGAAGGTCTACTGGTGGGTCAAGGGGTTCGACAAGATTCTCGATGTGAAGGACGACCCGCTCGGTCTGGACGGCTTCTTCCCCTGCCCGCGTCCCCTCATCGCCAACGTCACGACGACGAAGTTCCTGCCGAGATGCGACTTCGTGCTGGCCCAGGATCTCTACGACGAGATCGACATGGTTTCGTCGCGCATCACGAACCTCGAACGCGCCATCGCAGTCAGAGGCGTCTACGACGCTTCCAACGATGCCATCCGTCGCCTGCTGTCGGAAGCGGTGGCGAACGAACTCATCCCGATTCAGGGCTTCGAGGCGTTCAAGGAGAAGGGCGGGCTCGCAGGCGTCGTTGACTGGCTGCCACTCGCTGACATCGTCGGTGCCTTGCAGGTGCTCCGCGATTATCGCTCGGAACTGATGAACCTGCTGTATCAAGTGACTGGCATGTCGGACATCATGCGCGGGCAGTCCACCGCAGGCGCAACCGCTACCGAACAGTCCCTCAAGGCAAAGTTCGCAAGCGTTCGCGTGCAGCGGTTGCAAAACGATTTTGCCCGCTTTGCATCGGACATCCAGGCTCTCAAGGCCGAGATCATCTCCAAGCACTTCGACGAGAAGACCATCGCTGAACGGTCGAACATCCAGTACATGATGGGTGCCGATCAGGGGCTCGCGCAGCAAGCGATTGCGCTCATCAAGAGCGACTTCTACCAGTACCGCATCGAGGTGAAGCCCGAGTCGGTGAACATGGCCGACATGGCAGCCATCAAGCAGGAGCGGTCGGAGTTCCTGATGGCGATCTCGCAGTTCTTCCAGTCCACGCTGCCGGTCGCGCAGGCTGCTCCTTGGTCGATGCCGTACTTGCTCCAGATGCTCCAGTGGTCGATTGCCGGATTCAGGGGTTCGTCCACCATCGAAGGCGTCATGGATCAGATGGTCGTGGCTGCGAATCAGGCCATCCAGCAGGCCGCGCAGCAGCCTCCGCAGCCTGACCCGGAGATGATGAAGGCCCAGATGGAGATGAAGATGGCGCAGCAACAGGGCCAGATGGACATGATGGGCAAGGTCGCGGACCTGAAACTGAAGGCCCAGTCGGGGATGATGGATCTCCAGAAGAAGGGCATGGAGTTGAAGTTGAAGCAGCACGAGATGGGCCTGAAGGCGCAAGGCGCTGCCGTTGACCATGCCGCCAAGCTCGAAGGCGCGAAGCTCGACCACGAAGTGTCGATCAAGAAGATGGAAGGCGAGATCCAGCGGGAAGCCCTCAAGACGGCTACCGCGCAGACCGGCTCAAAGGACTAGTCATGGCGCAAATCAACCCGCC